TTTTTACCATATTTGCTTTGGGGTTCCTTGGCGTTGCAGTGGGTGTTGGTGTGGTGTGCCTATTGGTCTGGATGGCGCTCAATGAAGACTAGAGGCGGCGCCAGGCCAGGCAGCGGGCGCAAGCCCACGCCCATTAACGAGTCCAGAGCCATAACGCTGTGGAACCAAGGAGTCAGCAAGAAGGACATCGCCAAGCGTTTTGGCGTGGACTATCAGGTAATCCGGTACTTCTTTAAGAAGAAACAGATGTTCAGGACATGAACAACGCGGCTTCGTCCTTGCGGCGGTTCTCCAGCCCTCTGAGCACCTTGCCGCCGGCTTTGCAGTATTGCAACAGCGACGCTATAGCCGCGTCTTTTTCCCCGCGAATAACCTTCTGACGGAAGGTGCTGCGCTGTAGCGTTCCCAGACCAACATTGAAAGCAAAGCTGACGCAAGCATCGAATTGGCCTTGGGTAAGAGCGACAGGAATGAGTTGCCCCACGCCGCGCTCAAAGCGCTGTAGATCGGCTCTAAGAATTCCATCTACTTCGTCTTTTGAAAACGTGCGATTGTCTTCTGGGCGAAGCGGGTAAGCGCCTCTTTGATCGATTGGAATTTTTGCTTGATCTGGGTAAAGTACATGTCCAACTCCTATTGTCCAAAGCTGTGCTGGGCAGCGGTACGCCTTGTACCTGATGCCCTCATGGTGCTGGATCATCTTGATCGCATCAGCGCTGACGTTCATTTCGACTTAAATGCTTGGCCGCCAAACCAGAACGAAACGATACACGCCCAAATGATCTGGGTCTCATCGTCCCACAGGTGATTGAGCGCCACGTCAAAAGCAACGTCTGTATGCCAGGCGTAGTAAAAACCAAAGACCTCGACGAACATGAACATGATGAACATGCCGTAGGTGATCACTGAGCGGGTCGCTGCGCGCATGTTGGTCACCCAGATGCTGGCGCCTTGGCCCAAGGCTATGTCGTGCGCATAGAGCGCCTGGCGCTCTTGCATGGCCGTCTGGGCATTGGTGACCTCGGCGTTGATCTGAATCTGCTCGGTCTGGATGTGCTCAATGCGCTCTTGCGCTTCCAGGCCGGCTTTTTTTAGCGTGAGCTCGCGCTCGGTTTGCATGGCGGCAAGCGCCAGCTCATGCTTCTTGTCGGCGCGGTCTTGGAATAGCTCAAGGATTTTGGGCAGGCCGCCCATCAAGAAGCTGATGAGGGATGAAAACAGGGTCAGCATGCTTAACCTTTCAATTCAAAACTAAGGTTGGTGTGGCGCGGGTACTGCACAACGCGCTCCCCTTCAGGGCATTTGTATTTGATGGTTGCCAGCAAGGTGGCCTTGCCTTCAGCAATCTTCTCTTTTCTCACCATGGTCAATTGATATGTGAATGTATCAATCTCTGGGCCTGCCGGGCCGCTGAATCGGCTTGCGGTGGTGGTGGCCTCATGCACCATGCCTGCTGCGTCCCGAATGCTTGGGGTAAAGCTCTCAACAGAGCAGTCGTCGCGCTTCTTGATCCGCGCAACGGTGACGTTGATGGGTTGCCCAGCCTCTGCCACGATCTTAAAATGCTCTGGTGACCATTCAAGAATGGCCCTATCAAACCAACCAAATTTATCGGCCAGCGTGTAACTGCCGCCCAGTGCGGCAACGCTTGCGGCAACCGCGCCAATGGCTTTGGTGAGGTCGATCATTTGTCGGCTTTGTTGTCTAGCTTGTCGAAAATCTTGCCTAGCATTTCGCGGATGTCGCGGATGTCGGCCTTGTAATCGTCTTTGCTTATGTAATTATGTGGCATGTTGCGCACGTCGCCGTCCAGCCGGTCGATGGCGATGTAGATGCGGTTGAGCGTCCACCCGCCGAAGAACCCGGCAATGGCCACGGCGATGTTGAAGAGTATTTGATAGTCCATCATTCGCCTGTTGATCCTACACCGCGAATTTCAACATAGGGCGGAGCCAAGTTGTTTTGGTTTGGTTGTTTGGGCGCCAACTGGTTTGGTTGTTTAAGGGCTTCTTTGACTTTGCCTTTGACTTCTATAGTGCGGGCAATTTCAGCAGCCGATTTAGCTCCAGGAAATCTTAAAGCCTGCAAAGCCTCAAGGCCACGCAAAACAGCACCAGAGGTATTGCTGAAATTAACGGCGCCAGGCTCTTTAACCATGACATCTTTAATTGCATCACGCAAATCCATTATTTCATTGCGGCCAGTTTTGCCATACATATAAGCAAGTTTTTCTTCTCTATCAAGTTCAGTAACAAAATTACTAAATCTTTCTAAAGCGCGAAGACTGTCTTTTTCATCGCCTTTTTTAAGCAACAAATCTTTCATTCGTTGCAAAGTTTGTCCTTGCAATTCTTTGTAAGCCTCTCTGCCTTCTGGTGTTTTCTTTAACAATGATGTAACAGTTCTCATTTCTTCCAATGAACCATCAACCACAACATGGTTGTAAACATCATCAAGCGCAATTCTTCGATCTTTATATCCAGCTTTTGTGCCAAGCAATTTGTCAACTCGTGAAACATCTTCAAATTGTTTTGCTAATTGCGTTCTGGCTTGGCGAGCTTCTTGATACAATTTGCCACCGGCGCCATCACCAATTTGAGTAATCAAATCTTTCATTGGTTTGGCGCTTGGCGAATCTTTAGCTGTGCCAACTACTTGGTAAATGTCTTCTAAATTGCGAATTGAAATGGTTCCAGTTTTTTGTGGATCATTCATGGCCAACAATTCAGCCACATCATTCAATATTGGATCTAATTTTTCACGGCGTGTGGTGCTTTTTGTTCCAATGTAATCAAGCAAACTTTGATATGGAACTTGTTCTAAAGTTTCGCCAGAATCATCTGCCAATTTGTATTTGGCTTTATAAGCATCAAATGCTTTGGTGTATTGATTATTTAAGGCTTTGTCAACAATTCTGCCAGTTTTGCGAATTTCACCACGATCTGCAGTTGAACCAACTTCTGCAGTCATGCGTTCAAAATTTCCAATAATGTCTTTTTGTTTTCCAGCTTCAAAAAGTTTCATTTGTTCAGCCAATTTTGTTTTGGCATCTTCAGAAATTCCAGTGATAACACCGCGTTGAACTTCTGATTCAAATTGTTGTTGAGGCAAATTTTTAGTGCGTTCACCAAGTGTTGAGCGAATGCCAAATTGCTCTAAGCGTTGCTGGCGCATCAAGTCTTCAGCAGTGCTGGCCGCGCCCATGCCAACCATGCCAGGCTGTTCGCGGGACATTACATTGGCCAAAACATTGCGCACTGGTGCGGTTGCCTGGGTGATAGCAGGGCGAGCAACTGCACCGGCCTGCATTAAAGCGGCAGGCGCTAGAGCGTTTATGCTTGTCCCAACAGCCCCTAAAGTTGGTGGCAAAGCTCCAGTAATTGGCTGCAAAAACTCACCTACAGCACCCAAAATTTCTCTGGATGTTTGTGTGCGTGGTTGGTAAAACTGTTCACGCGCTTTGGCAGCCATTGCTTTACCAGCAGCAATCGCTTGCGGAGAACCTTGAGGAGCTGCATTTGCCAATTCACCATATATGGTGGCAAGAGGTGCAGCAATACTAGATGCCAAACCGCCGGCTAAAACGGCTGGTGTTTCAATCACGCCCATAATGCGGTCACGCATAGACACTTCGGGTGATTTAACACCAGTTATGACATTTTCAGCGCCTGGTATTGCCGCAGCCGAACCCAAACCAATGGTCTTGTAAAAGTCTATTTTAGGAATCTGGCTGTAAAACTTCTGATGCAACGAGTCGGCCAGCTTGACATCTGGCACGGCATCGTATTGCGGATACTGTGCGCGGAACTCTGCAAGTGTTGCCATGATTAAAGTCCTGGTAAGCCCAATGGATTGGTTGGCGTTGCACCTGGTAAAACGTTAGCACCGCCCATTTGCTTGGCGCCTGGTCCTGCTTGAATTTCCATTGCCTTAATTGCAGTCTTCCGAGCCGCTTGCTTTTGGGCAATTGTGGCAGCGTCATCACCAGGCTTGGGAAAGTAATTCTTTTCCGCAGTTGCAAATTCACTTGCACCAATTGCAGCGCCAGATTCTTTTCGCAAAATGGCCGTAATAAAGTTAATCCTTGCTTGAGCCACTTGTTGTTGCTCTGGGCTAAGACCACCTAGCACTCGCGGCAGCGCATTAAAGACAGAGCCAGACACATCTTCAAGTTTGTCGCCAATAAATGGCACAAGCCCCACGGCCCCGCTAACTGCGCCTTTGATCAAACCAGTATTTGTTTTCCCTGCGTTTTCTAATGGCTCCAAAATGGCATTGGCTTCTTTCATCCTCATGCCATAAGCCGTGGCGTTGCCTTGTGATTCGGTCAGTGCAGTGCCTTTGCCGCGCAATGGCACACCAGGCGCACCTGCTGCAGGCGGCGCCATACCTGGCGCGGCTGGCCCTGCACCCGGTGCAGGCAGTCTTGCACCAGGCACACCGCCCCCAGGCATTGCTGGAGCAGCCGCGGGAGCAGCGCCACCAACAGTGACGGGGAAGGCTTCCAATGTTCTTTTGTTAACGCCAACAATTGAGCCGTCTTCAGCTTCTTTAAGTTCAAAGCCTGGATTAGCTTTTTCATAAGCAAATTTAGCTTGATCAAATGCAAAACGTGATGCAGCAAGGTTTGCTTGCCTTTCCGCATTAACGTCAGCAAATGTTTTGCCTTTGGTAAATTCACTGCCAGGGACAACCGTGGCAGGGCCACCCAGCCCAGCGCGAGACATTACACGGCCACCAGTGCCAAAGTCTTGGGCAAAGGTAACTGGTTTGTTTAACTCTATAAACTTTTCAGTGCCAAGTTTAGACCCGTTGATTAAGTCAGCAAAGGCTTGCGGGCCTTGAGCAATTGCCGCGTCAATTTGAGCGCGTGATTGATCTGCTGTTACACCTCGAGCGGCTAACATAGGGCCAATAATGGGGTCTGAATGATTTGCTTGATGCCATTTCAAATACATTGCGGGCGCGTTAGGGTCTGCGGGATTAATTGTGTCCAAAAATGCACGCGATTGCTTTAGCTTAGTGTCAGCTAAATTAGCTTGTTGAATTTGCAATGCAATTGGTTGCGCGGTTATTTCACCTTGCAATTTTTGTTGAGTAAGTTTTTGCGCTTGCAATTCTCCTAGCGTCTTTTCAAGCCCAGGCAGCTTAGAACCAAAACCTCCAGTAGACAAAGTCTTGCGCAAAGTATTGATGTCAATATCACCCGTTTGTGGGTTGTAAGCAGACCGATACGCTTCGTTAAGCGCATTAGTTGATTCTTGCTCGCGCTGTGCAGTAGCAAGCTGATACTGCGCCAAAGCATTTTGATTCTGAGCGCTTTGCAGTTGCGAAATTTGAGCGTACTGAGCCAATGGGTTGGCCACTTCAATACCTCGGACGCCTAATGCAATGTTTGGATCAAGTGCCATGATTAATATCCTCCAACGGGTTGCATGGGAATTTGCTCAAACCCGCCAAATCCCTGATTGCTATACCCATACGATGGGCCCATTTGAGCGGCGTTACCTGCAACGCTATAGCCTGGCATAGTGCCTCTAAGCGCGTTAACCAAATTCTGGCCTTGGTTGTAGTTCAGATAAGTGCTCAAGCCGCCGGTCAAAGCATTGGCTTGACCAACGGTACCCGCAGCGCCAGCCGCAGCGCCTGACGTCATCAAATTGCCCACGTTGGACGCCATGTTCTGCCCGGCAGCGCCAATTTGACCCGTGGCCGTTTGACCATAACCCGCTAAAGCCGCCAGACGGTTGTAGCCCGTAGCCTCACGCGCCACGTCGGCGTTATAGCCTGTTAGCGCCCGGTTGTAGGCGTTTTGGTACTCTTGACTGCCCATTTCTTGCCCAAAGCGTTGTGCGGCCTTCATAGCCCCGCCTGAGATCAAACCACCCCTAGCAGCAGCGCTTCGATCCAGCGCCTTTTGGCCTTCAGACAATCGAAACGCATAACCTGGATCTTGAGTCAGATCAACCTTGCCAGTAAACGCTCCCGGCATCATATTACGTTGCGCTTCAAGCTGGGGCAATGCACGAATGCCAACTTGGCGAAACGGCTCTTGTAGCAAAGCCTGTTCGCTAAACTGTTGACGTTGCAATTCAGTTGCGCGTGATGCAGCGTCTGATTGTTGACTTGCCGCACTGCGCGACGCGCTGCTACCAATTAATGCACTGCCGACAACGGCACCAGCGACCCAAAATGTCATGGCAACACCTCTTGTGTTTGATTTTTAACTAAATTACCGGGACTATACATGTTGTCAAGTTCAGCCTCAACCAACTCGGCTTCAGCTTCTTCAACAGATTTTGCTTCAATAGCGTGGAAAGTCATGCAAAGCGCGTCAGTCACCGCATAGACGGCGCGCTTGGTGCCCGGTTTGCTTGAAAACAAATGCGGCCCAGTAACTTCTTGAACGCCGTAATCAGTAGTAATTGCTACCGTCCCCGACACAATCAGATAGAAATGCTCTTTTTTGTGAACCGCGCCAACAACCAATACGCCGGCATGACGAAACACTTCACGGCAATACATACCTCCATGAAAGTAATGTTTTGTCTCAGGTTCGTATTGTGGCAACTTTGACACTTCAGTCTGCAAGGATTTCACCCTGTCTAGCATTGAAATGGGTTGCTCAATTTCAAACCCTTTGCCGTAAGTTACCCGCATTAGGTTACCTCACGGCCACTGACGCGCATGTTAATCGCTGTGGCAGTGCCTGCAATGGTGCTGATGAAGTCGCCCACACCCAGCACCTGGCCCACCAACTCGGGAAAAGTATAGACCTCAGACGCCTGGAGCGTCTTGGTCTTGGTGATCAAGTTGGAGTTGCCCGCAGACCCAGATACAGTGACCAAATTGACGCTGATGGTCGCAGCGCTGCCGCTGTAATTGGTCGCGGTGAATTTGTCGATGATGGCCGTGACGCCAGTTGCGGTGTACTGGGTGGTCTGGCTATTCTCAACAGTCTTGGCGGGGACAAGGACTTTGACGGTGACTGTCATGGGTTACTCCAGTAAAAGGCAATTGTTAGCGGCAGCTTGCATGATGACCCAATTAGTGCCGTCAGACACCATTGTCGCCCAATTGCCTGCAACTGCCAAGAGGATTGCGGTGCCCGCCGCCCCACCCGCTTGCGGGACGACGTTGCTCGACGCTGACACCAGCGTCTGAGCTTGATAATTCTGAAAGGTCAAATACCCACCAGGAAATGTGGACGCAGTTGGCAGGGTTACTGTACAGGTTGAACCGGTCTTATTGTTGATGTACCAGTTGCTGGTGCCTACTGTAAAGTCTGCCGTTACAGTCACTGGCACGGTTGACAGCGCGGCAATAGATGCGTTGACTGCGCCAATGTCAAAAATGGGTTGTGATTGCAATCCTTCAATCTGCTTTTGCATTTCAGCAATTTCAGACACCAAAGCTGGCGGCAGCGTTTGCAAGTCTTGATTGACCGCACGAAGCGCGGCATCATACGACGCAATCAAAGATACTGAGTCAGGGCCAAGGCCACCATCATCGACCACATCAGTCGCAATGTCATTAAGCGACAGAAAGAACAGGTACCACGCCCGGTCAATCAACCCGGTACGCGGGTCGATCAACGGCACCCTAGGGGGTGTAATGGGCGTAGGCGTCGCGTTTGGGCTAGGCATTGGTCGGGCTAATAATCAACTCGGCCCCCATGATGGCCACTTTGACCGGATCAGTCATGGACAGTTCATAGACGCGATCCCGCAGCTTGAGCGTCATGCCCAGCCGCCGCCAAAACGTTCGGTGGCCATACGCGCCGATCCTGCCAAGTGGTGACCAATGCTCATTTGACCAAGTGTGCCCGCCATCATCCGACCAACGCAACATGGCTTCGGGGTATGAGCCTTGACCAGTATTTAAGCCTACGCCTGTTTCACAGTCTAATTGCAAACTGTGATGCGCCGTGCGCTTGAGGTTGTTTTGACCCGTGGGCAGCGCCCGCCAAGTGCGCAACCACTTTTGAATCTCGCCATTGTCGGCGTACACGTCAAGGTCAAAGGCGTATATGTTGCCGTTTTCAAAATCGCCAACAACAATTTCATTGTTGAACGCCATTTGGCAGTTGCTGCGGTGCCGGGTAAACGCGCCTTCAGCAAAGCCCGCCCGCTCATGCCAGGCTTGGGTGGCCGCGTCGTATACCCAAGTAGCGTTAGCCGTGGGAAAAATCAACACATAAAAGCTGTGCCCATCCTGTTGATAAGTGTACGCAATGGCGTCCGACATGTCGCTGTACTGTTGGATTTGCCACTCAACCGCATGAGTCGAAATGCGCTGTCCTTGGTAACCGTTGGCCCGATAAACGATGCCTTGCCCTCGGCGATCTCGGCCCAGCCAGAAAAGGCCGTTGTCCATCTTGGCGATAGAGTATGGAGCTGCGCAACCAAGCTCGTTGAACGCCCCTTGGATGCGTTGCAAAGGGAAATCTGTGGCGCCTGAGTCGTACCAGACCTCAATGGAGTTTGTGCCAAAGGCCCAAACCTCGCGGAAGTTGGACACCACGGCCAGCAGGCCGTCAGGTGACCCTTCGGTGCTGGCGAACTCAAGCGGATCAATGGACGTGCCATCCAAAAGGGTTGTGACCCACATCTTTTGGCTATTAGGCTCATTGAATACGAAATAGCCGTCCAGATAGCAGACCGTCACCGCACCGGGAAAATCAGGGTCAGTGATCTGGCCAAAGACGTTAGTGGTAGCGTTGTAGATGTAGCTGGGGCCGTTGGCTGCAATAAACAGTTGCGTGCCGTTGTCGGCCATGCTGACCGGCCCAGAACCGGCCACGGTGCCGATCAGCGTAGGCACGTAGGCGTTGTTGATCTTGTAGAGTTGAGTGCCTGACACCACAAAACCCACACCATCGTTGGGTGAGAACGCCCACAAGCCGCGAACCGGCCCAGTGCCCACTGTTGACAAAAGCGCCAGCCCAGGGCATCGCTGCAAGAACGCAGGTTCTTTACCGCCCTCGGGGATAACTTCTGGAAACAAATTGACCATGCGGGAATCCGCAGCGTTGACGCTGCGGGTCACGTAGGTCGAGCCAAGGATAGGCGTTTTCATGCGACGTAGCTTGGATACCACTTAGCGGTTGTAACGTCGTAAGTCATTGTTAATGCCTTACTAACCACCGCTGTGCCTGCTAGAGCAATATTCCCCGCTGTTGTCCATGTAAATATGCCAGTTGGAATCAATGTAATTGCGCCGCCCCCAGCAGAAATTGGGACTACGGGTGTAATAGTCTCAATTGCCGTTGTTCCTGAAATAAAAGTAATTTGTTTGGTTGGCCCAATTATTGTTGCGCTTGCAATTGTTGGGGCGGCGGCGTTTGTTGCGTTAAAACTGCTTAAAGTAAGACTTGTGCCCGTGGCTGCACCAATCACTGGCGTGGTCAACACCATGCCTGTACTTGTGCAAGCGCTGATGTTGCCGCTGGCAACAGTGCCCAGCGCTGGGGCAACCAAAGTTGAATTGGTAAACAACAGCGCGTTGGTGACCTGTTTAGTTGTGCCGCTTTGCACAATTGGCAAGACATCACCAACAGCAGCAGCAGTTGCGACGGGGAGGGAGGTGATTGCAATGGTGGCCATGTTAGTAGTTTCCTGCGTAAATGTTAAAACGTTGACGGGTGGCAATTAGCGAATACGGCATAGACATGATGTCATCAGGATTGTTGATGCGCTTCAAGTTGCGCTTGCTCGTCATTGCAATGCGCTGCACTTGGGGGCTAGGCTCGACGCCAAACTCAGGCGCAAATTCCATGGCTAGGTTGTACACGAAAGCCCGTAGATACCCAGGCGGGAACAGAATGTTGGTTGCCAAATTGGCAGGCTGACTTAGCTCTTGCACGCTGACAAAGTGGAACTCCAGCAGACGTGTAGGGCGCGGGTAGATGTTGATCGTAACGTTTGGGTAGGTCATGTTGACAAACATAACCTGCGGAAAGGTCGAGGTCACGGTCTTGACCGCAATCCCGTTGTATTGCTGCTGATTAATCAGCTTGAGGCCATACGACACCCCAGTGCCGGGGTCTTTGAAGTAGGTGGCGTCGTCAACCAAAACAGGCCGCACGGCAGTGCCGTTTAGACGCACCAAGGAGCCAGTAGGGCCAAGGGTTTCTTCAATGGAGCCAACCGGCCAATTGACGATCTGGTCAATGGTGCAAAAGACAGACAGACGCTCGGTGTTCCAAGAGTCAATCATCTGGTTTAGCGCCATCAGCGCGTCTTCAGACACTGATGCCGCTGGCGTTTCGCCTTCGGCCAGCACACCCAGCAGCCGCAGCGCCCGGTTGATCTGATCGGCAGCAGAGTAGGTGGCCATCTTTACGCTCCTAGTTCGACCGCCTCAACAACAGGACGGCCACGTCTACGTTTTACTTCCTGTGGAGCCGCCTCTTCAACATCAATTGGCGTGTCAAGAGTATAGCGTGTCCAACCATTTTGTTCGTCTGCTACAGCTTCAAGTTCCATCGATGCAATTTTTGCGCCGTGGACGGGGTGAGACATGTAAATGATAGGCATTATTCTTCCTGGGGTGTTGGTTCTGGCTCATCCAATCTACGGTCAAGCATTTGATAAGCGCTCAAAACCGCTTGAGCTTGAGTCAGAAAGGCTTGCGCCTTTCCAATCTCTTGCTCAAGCGATTGAATTTCCCCAATGAGAAACTCTTTGGTAATTACCATCAGGCAATTGAGCTAACCATGATGTAGTAGGTCGTGCCGCCGCTAACCACGGGGATGGTATGGCTGACCACGGGCGAACCCACTTTAGCGCGGAACACGCCAGTTGCACTGACCGCAGGCATCAAAGCAAAGTTGCCCACTTCGCCCGTGCCCGAGTTGGTCACGCGCAAGAAGGATGCATTGCTCCAGGTGCCGCCAGATGCAAAGTCAGAGTCCAGTTGCAAAGCCGCCAAGGTACCGCCGGGGTTGGTGGACGTGCCACCAATAGTTGCACGAATGGCGTTGGCCGCGCCGCTGATAGTACCGCCAGTGTTGACCGAGGTGCTGACGTGTGCGCCGTTGATGGTGCCGCCTGTAGCGCCGTTAGCGCCAGTTACGCGGGTCAAAAAACGAGCAGTTTCACCAGAGCCAGTTGAAGTAAAGGTCAGCCGGTTAAAGTTCAGGCGAGTGTCGCCCGACGTTGCTGAAGTGGTGGCATACGCGCCGTTCAGAACACCAGCAGAAGTGATCGCAATTGGATCGTTAGCTGCGCCAATTTGAAACGAATCCAGTTGGGGATCGGCGTATGCAACGCCAATGGGTTTGTTATTTGCCATGATTAAATTCCTTTATCAGTTCCAAAAGGGAAAAATGGGGGCAAACGCCCCCATTAGGTTTAGGCCATTTTGTACACAGTGTACGCAGCGTCGCCGGTTTTAAGGAACCGGAACATTGCGCTAGTTGTGATCGCCAGCGCAACGAAAGCGTTGCCGCCGTCGGTGATGCCGGTAGCGGTTGCCAACGTCACAGTGCCCGAAGAAGTGCCAATGTTGACAATGCTTAGGTCAAATGTGCTGCCAACAGTAGCGTTGGGAACAGCAGCGTCAATCAACGCAGCCGTAGGTAGCGTGTAGACAGCAGCCGTAGCCGACGGGTTTGCAACCAGCATCTGGTTGACCACTTGAGCAGCAGTCAAAGTTGCGGTTGCGGTTGCGGTTTGCGGTGCAGCCATTGCACTCATAAGGGTTTCTTGACGGTTGCCAGCACCGACTTGATAACCACCTGCGCCATTAGGTAAAGCCATGATAAATTTCCTTCAAAAAGATGTTACGAAGAAAGGGGCCAAAGCCCCGTTTCAGATCAACCCCAAATGCGGCAAGCCATCTGAGGACGAATGGTGGAGAAGCCATACAACACGTCGATACGGCAAGGCATACGGTCGTTGTTGATGTCGTACTGGCGAACCACACGCAAGCTGATGCCATTGTGGACGGCACGCGCAGCCATATCGACCCCCTGCGGCAGCAAGAGATCAGCCGTCGCGAACGTGATGGCGTCCTTGTGGTAGACCAAGTTCTGAGGGTACTGGGTTGAAGCAGCGCCCACAAAAACCACGGCTTTGTTGTTACCAGGCAAAGTCAGCATGGTAGCCAAAGCATGGCTGGCCGAGTACATCGGAGCCACGGTCACAGTAGCAGTGGTGGTGGCAGTCGTTGATGCCAAAGCCACGAACTGGAACAGCGAGCCGGTGGACTCACGGGTCTGTGGGTTCACAGCAAAGCAGTCAGCAATCGTGAACACGTCACCAACGGCGATGGTTTCACCAGTACCAACAGTCAGCGTCAGCGTAGCAGAACCTTCAGCGGTCACGGCGGCAGCAGTGACGGTGCCGGTAGCGGCGCGGGTGCCGGTAGAGTGCTGCTTGATTGACTGAGACATGTTGATCTCGTCAAAGCCCAACACACCCATGCCCATCATGCCATTTTTGAATTGGCGGCTGATGGTGTCGGTGGGGTTGAACAGACCTTTCATGCCTTCGACCAAACCAGCGTTAGCGGCGGGGTTGACGGTGGCATAACGGGGACTCATCACAGCGGCGTTCTCGTTCAGCTTCTGCTGGGCTTGCAACAGCACCAAAGAAGTCGAAGGAGTGGTGCCAGGAGTGCCCACGGTGTTACCAATGCTCTTGTAAGCATTGGCGACGTCGGCATCGATGGAGCTGGCCAACTGGCTGATACGAGGCTTCAACAC